CGGATAACTTCGGTTTCTCGTCTATGCACTGCTAACTAACCCGGGTTAGAATTGTAGTAACAACAGGGAAACAGGAACTCGAAGGGACTGATCAAAATGACCACCAACGAAACCACCAAGATTCAGCCGGTCGCCGGAATGGGATGCTCGTACGGTGCAGGATCAGACAGCTACCCCGGAACCATCACCCGGGTCTCCGAATCCGGCAAGACCCTCTGGATGCGCCACGACGAGGTCCTTGTCCTCTCCGGCTCCTTCCAGACCGGCGACTGCGTCTACACCACCATCGAGCGGGACGACACCCCCGAACTCAAGTACAGCCTCCGCAAGTCCGGCCGCTGGGTCCCCGTCGGATGCGACGACGTCTGGTACATGGCCCTCGGAATCGGCACCCGGCGCTACTACCAGGACCCGCACTTCTAAACCACCACAAGTTCACCGGTAGCCCGGGGCGGAAAGACCCCCCGGGCGAACCGGGCCAACGTAAACCCAAATAACCACCACCACCAGTTAGGAAAACCGCCATGTCACTCTCCAAAGCCCAGCGCATGTTCCTCATCGTCTGTCTGGTGATCAGCACCGCAATGATCACGACGAGCTGGGGCATCCTGATCCTCAAGGCCCTCCGCCTCGTCGGCACGGTCTTCCTCCCCAGCATCGTCGGCAACTGGCCGGACCCGATGTGAACCTGAATCCGCTCTCGCGAAAGCTCTACAGAGCCGCACGGGCCACACGGGATGCGAATGCAATCCTACGGGGTCCGAAACCCGCCGCTAGGCGAATCTTCACACGATTTGCCTACAGGGAAACTAACAAGTTGCTAGCCCGGGCACTCCGCTCACTCTTCAAGTAAGGAAACCACCACAATGCCTACTACCAGCCACACCACTGTTGACCCCGTCAAGACGCTCCAGTCCCAGGTGGACTCACTCCAGTACAACAAGGCCCGGGCCGAGGAACAGGCCGAAGCGCTGATGCTCCAGTCCATGGTCCAGTCCACCCTCGCCGCCGACATCCAGGTGTCCCTGGACCGCCTCCAGGCCGCCATCGCCGCCATCGAGGCCCTGTCATGACGCACTCCAACTTCCGCATCGGCGACTTCATCAAGGTCCTCCCGCCCCAGGGGGCGCCGGTGTTCGGGACCGCGATGGACACCAGGACCCAGTTCGGGGACGCGATCTTCGACGTCCTGACCGACGCCGGTGACGGGGTGCGCAATGCCCGGCGGTTCAACCTGAATTACGTGGATGTCCAGACCCTGTTCCGGACCAGCCCGCACGGGAACGATTACCGTGCCGATTGAAGCCGGGCTGATGCCCTCCCTCAATGACCCCGCCGAAATGTGGGGTCTCTGGGCCGAGAACATGTTCGGTGACGACATGGAGCCGGGCGAGAGCCTGTACCAAATGGGTGTCCGCTACCGGGACGCCTACCGTACGGTCCAGTCCCGCAACCACCTGAGCCGCCAGACCGGCCTGCGGATCATCTCCGAAAACATCCTCAACGAAAGGTCCCACTGATGCCCAGCCGCCGCCGCATCCCCAACATCACCACCGCTGTCCGGTCCAACCTGTGCTTCGGATGCCGAGCCTCCCACGGAGCCGTGGTCGATGACACCGTCTACCACGATGACCTCGCGGCCATGTTCGACATCCTCGCCGACATGGTCGTCGCCGAACGCGAAACCGGTATCCCGTGGGATGACATGGAGACAGCCCCGCGGAGGTTCCAGTAATGCCCGACGAGACGACCTACACCCCCGGCTCCCTCGCCTGGATCGAACACTACGTGGGCCACCTCTTCCGGGGCATGAACCTGAACACCATGAGCCGGGACATCATCGCAGAAAGGGATGACCATGCCGATCCAGTATGACCGCACCGGCACGCCGCGCTGGTACGACACCCCCACTAGCGCCGCGTACGAATACTCCCGCGACGGCGGCTTCCGGGTCACCAGCGCCCCCACCATCTGGCGGACACCGCGCAGGGAGGACATCACCGTCGTCTCACCGCCGCACGGCGCCATCCAACTGGCCCTGCGGAACCTGTCCGCCGCCATCATCCGAGCACGAACGGAGCCGTACGTTGCCTGAACTCCCCGACATGGACCGCCTGCGACAGGCCTGGGAAGCTCTCCGGGACCTTGAGACGAACACCACCGCCTTACGTGCCGCCCGCGCCGTGCAGGAGAACCGCCGGATCACGGTGGAGGACCTCGCCCACTGGACTGGCACTGTCGGGGCCTCGGCCGACCGGCACGCCGCCAACCGCCTGGCCCTGGAGGGCTTGAGGGATCGCATCATCGAGGCCCGGTACCGGAACGCCCGGCAGGAGGAATCCGACGCCCTGCTCCAGGACCTGGGCTGGGACCAGACCGACTGCGCCTAAAACCTGTTAGGTTTCGGTCTAGGCACTGAGATATAACCCGGGTTAGAATTAGGTATCAAAAGAAAATAGAGACCAAGGAACCACCGACTCAACGCTCTAAGTAGCCCGCCAGGGTGAGATTGCCGGAGAGAAGGTGCCGGGCAACACGAACCACTCAGGCGCCCATTAGGAAACGACCCGGTTTGCTCCTAGTCTCACGACCCACCAGAAGGACTGATTCAAATGGCAACCACCACAGCTACCACCGTAGAGACCGTCAGCAAGAACGAGGCCTTTGTCAGCCTCATCACGGCAGTCACCAACCCGCTCGTCCAGGACCTGCTCCTGGCAGTCTTCGAAGCATAAGGGAGGCGGACGTCATGGCACAGGAAGGCTCCGCAGGCGAACAGCGGCCGGTCGGTTTCGGGAAACACTGCCCCTTCTGCAACCAATGGTTCTTCTCCACCGAGTACCTGGAACACATGGACATGGAACTCGACCTCATCAACCTCAACAAGGCCGAAGCGGCCAAGAATGTCTCCTCTAGCTAGAAGGTGATCCATAATCTGGCGACTGGCCCGGAACCGATTTGGGGGGTTCCGGGCTTTTCGTCGTGAACAATTCGGCTTGCTCGTCTAGGCACTGCAACCTAACCTCGGTTAGAATGAGAGTACAGACAAAGAAAAAAGGAGCTGATCCAAATGACCACCACAGTCAAAGCCACAGAAATCGTCCGGGGCGACGAGGTCACCGACATCTACGGACGGACCTACACGGTAACCCGGGTCGAGCACAACGTAGCCCGCGGAGCTGGCGTCTACCTCCACCTCGAAACCCAGGGCTACCCCGAATTCTTCCTCAACGGTGCCGAGTTCAAACTCACCACCACCCCCCGACCCGTCCCCACCGCCCAGCTCGACAGCCTGACCCGCCAGTACATCGCCGAATCCCAGGCCCGCCTCAACCGGCTCACCGCAACCCCCACCCTGGACGACGGCAAGTGGCGGTACCTGGCATTCCGCGACCTCAATGGCCACATGGACCGCCGCGAATACCGCACCGAGAAGGGCTTCCTCACCGCATACATCCGGGTAGCACGCCAGGGCTGTGACATCCTCATCGCGGAATAGCCCAACAAATCGGTTACAAATCAGGACCCGGGTCTAGTGCCCGGGTCCTAACCTCGGTTAGAATGAAGGTAGAACAAAAGAGAAACCACCACAGGAGACTGATCCAAATGCAAATCGCCCCCACCTTTCTGATCCCGGGAACCCACATCCTCCACCCGGTCACCGGCGAAACCCTCACCGTCACCGAAGTCCGGCACCTGCCCTTCGAGACCCAGGTCAGCTACAGCGTCGTCCGCGGCACCCGCACCGACACCAGCTTCCTCTCCCTCCCCCTCAAGACCACCGTCACCCTCGTCTAGGACTGATCCCCATGGCACAGTACGAGAAGACCACCTTCGAGCGGATGGACCGCACCGGCACCAGCGACGAGTACCGCACCTACGGCAACATGAGCGTGACGCTGGCCTACCTGGACACCTACCATGGCCGGACCGATGCGGACGTGCAGGTCTTCGACCCGACGACAAGCCGTAGCCGTAGCTACCGCGGCCGGGCCATGGACAACGCGCAGGCCATCATCGACCGGCACCTTCGGTCCCTGGGTTACTAAACACGCTGGACAATCAGTAGCCCAAAAAACAAATCGAGTATTTCATGAGTACTCATCTAGTCACAGGGTACTAACCCGGGTTAGAATAGAGTATCAAAGAAAATAGACAGACCAACAACCAGGAGACGATCCCAATGACCACCACCCAAGTAGCCGGAACCGAAGCCCTCCGACTGGGCACCGGCTCAGCAGTCATCCTGGTCTGGTCAGGCGACCGGGACACCGCCATCCAGGCGGCCACCGACTGGGCCAACAACTGCCCCCGCTACAACGGGATGAAGGCCACCATCAAGCGGGTCACCCCCAGGGCCAACCGCTACAGCACCCTCGGATACGAAGGCCCCGCCACAAGCGTGACCGTCGGGTTCGTCCGCAACTAACCTAACCACCACCGCACCGCTGAGAGCTGGGACAGCGTACTCTCACCGAAAGAACACCCCCGTCATGTCAACACCACCACCACCAGCTACAACCGGCCAGACCATACTGAGCCAGATAGGACCCTGGATACGAGCCTCGCTCGACATCCGGACAGGAACATACCGGGCCGATGACCACGGTCTCTTCATCACCGACTGCTTCATTAGCACCAAACCCCGCAAACGCGGCACCATCAGCATCCGCCCCTCCGGGCAAGGCTTCTACGAAGTCACCTTCCAAGACCTCCGCGGCAACACCGTCGAAGAACACGACGCCGCCGACCTCTCCTACATCGTCCGGCTCCTCAAACGCAAAGCCGGACTCAAATGACCCCCCACACCCACCACACCATGAAAGGCGGTGATCAACTTGAGAGTCCCTGCACCTAAACCCCCCACCCACCCCAAGATGCAGGGAAGGCGGTGGTAGCCCTTGAGACGGGCAACCCCCCACACAACTGAATAGCCGACCGGTGCGGCCCCGAGGCGTAGGAACCCGAGGGGCCAACCCAACCCATACCACACAGAAAGCCAAAACCATGACAACCAGACTCCAGCTCCTCTCCGACGCCATCAACAAAAACCTCGACAAAGGCCGCGACAAACTCCTCCACGGCACCCCCGCCGAACGGGACGAGGCCAAGGACGTCCTCGCCGGGATTGCCCTCGACTTCGTGCCCCAGCTCATCGCCCTGGCCATTGACCAGCAGAGGCTGATCGACGAGGCCGCCGCCCGGATGACCCGCCGGGACACCTAACCCCCCTAACTTTCTGGACGTCCTAAAAGAAATCGGCTACGCTCGTCTGGTCAACGTCAACTAACCTCGGTTAGAATGAAAGTACAGCAAGAGAAAAACTCACCACAGGAGCTGATCCAAATGAAGCGAATCACCAGCCTCGAACTCGGCGAAAAGGTCACCGTCGCACTGCACAGCAACTCCGGCAACGACCCGTGGATGGTTGACTGTACCTTCATCGACGTCACCGGCACCGGGGACGACGCCCGGGCCTTCTTCACCGACGGTGACACCGTTGAGGGAACCCCCTGGGAGCTGTACCGCTACAACGGCGGCTGGGTCTGGGGCAGTAGCTGTGACCGTGCCTCACTCGTAGCCCTCCGCTAAACCCGAACCACCAACAGCACGAAAGGGACGACAATGTCCAAGATTCAAGCCACCGACCTCCGGATCGGCGACGTCAAGGAATCCATCTACGGCGGCGACATGAAGGTCTGGAGCATTTCCCCGGACGACTATGGCGACGGGACCGGCATCCTGGTCACCTGGGACCTTGGGGCGGCGATGAACTACATGATGAGCACGGCCCTGTACAACGGCGACAGAAACCCCGTCTTCGACCTCAAGAACCGCTAGGACAGGCCCCGGTGACCCCGGGGCTTCGTCATGCCCGCATTAGTCCATCGAATGGAGGTTAGGTCCCCGGCGCGTGACGTGTCAGGGACCACCCCTTCCCGGGGTTTAGACTCGCCGAGGACGGTCTCAAACGTCACCCGAGAGGACCCCTCAAAATGTCCACCCCCAGAGTAAAGGCACGCCACCGCGCCGAAGACCCGATCACCTCGCCCACCAACACCATCCCCCTGAACCACGGTAAGGGCCAGCACCGGGCCGCACCGACCCGCAAGACAGCCATGTCCGTCGCCACCGGCGGCCTCATGGTGCTCACCACGCTCACCGCACCCGCAGGCCAGGCCGAGGCGCCGACACCGAAGGCCGACACTGCCGACACCGGGATGCTCGCCAAGATCACCGCCGACCCGGCCGTGGTGCTCAAGCCCGCCCGTGTTGCCGTGGCGACGGCACCGAAGCCGGTACCCCCGCCGCCGCCTGCACCGCCGAAGCCCGTGTACACGCCGCCGCCTGCCCCTGCCCCCGTGGTGCGCCGCGCACCGGCACCGGCACCGGTAGTGAGGCCCGCCCCGAGGCACGTCGCCGTCGCGACCCCCGCACCGCACCCCACCAACATGTCCAAGGCCGCACGGATCGCCAGCGCCGCACTCGGACAGCTCGGCTGGGCGCAGGACTGCACCCGCCTGGTGTCCAACAGCCTGCTCGCAGTCGGCATTAGCTTCCACGACTGGCCCGCCGGGTACCTGTCCCTCGGCTACCGTGTCAGCGCCGCCCAGGCCATACCGGGCGACCTGCTCTACTACGCCAACGGGGGGATGGGCGTCGCCCACATCGCCGTGTACATCGGCAACGGCATGGCCGTGCACGGAGGCTGGAACGGGAATATGACCGTGACGTTCTCCGCCAACATCGGCTCCGGACCCGTGTACATCCGCGTCGCCTAATACCCAACCCCCGAAAGGCCCCGGCGTGTCTAAGCGCGTCGGGGCTTTCCTATGCCCGGTACATTTCTCGTGAGCACCCCGACCGGGGCTGTCGCATAAGGAGATTGACCGTGACTGGGAAGCCCCAACGGAAGATGGTCGCCATCGACGTCGTCGAGACCAGCGGCGTGGACCACCCTGCCCACCTCCGTGAGGGCTGGCTGGTCAAGAAGGCCGCGACCCAGGCCGACATCGACACCCTGTTCGGTGACATCAACAAGCAGAAGGAAGTGGAACCCGTGGCAGACGTAACTCCCACCGGCCCGTCCCAGGAAGAGTACGACGCCCTCGTGGCGAAGAACGCTGATCTGGAGAAGGCAAACGCCGAGCTGGTGGCCAAGGCCGCCGAAGCTCCCGCCCCCGCCGAAGACGCCCAGGAGGCGCTTCTCAAGTCGGTCCCGCAGGAAGTGCGCGACATGATCGCGAAGGCCGAAGCGGACACCGCCGCGGCACGCGCCGAGATTGCCAAGGAACGCGACGCCCGCCTCGACGCGGAAGCCGTGACCTTCTCCAAGGCCGCCTTCACCTCCCTGTCCTTCGACCACGAAGTCGTGGCCCCCGCCCTGCGCCGCCTGGCACTGCAGGACGCCGACGTCGCCAAGGCCGTCACCGACGTGCTCAAGGCCGCCGAGGGCCAGCTTGAATCCGCGGGCATCTTCGCCGAAATCGGCAAGAGCGGCGCGGACACCGGCGAGGACAGCCTCACCAAGGCCGTCAACGCACTCCGTGCCGCCGACGCGAACCTCACCGAATCAGCCGCTATCGCCAAGGCCGTGGAAGCCGACCCGAGCCTCTACACCGCATACCTGGAAGGGAAGTAAGACCATGGCCGTCGAAGAACGCGTAGAACTCGTCTCCGCCGTCACCGGCGCGGACCTGTCCGCATCGAGCAACCAGTACAAGGTCGTCAAGCTGGACACCAACGCCAACGTCATCGCCGTCACCGCGATCACCGACGTTCCGTTCGGCATCCTCTACGACACCGCCGCGTCCGGCAAGGGCGTCCCCGTCGCTGTCGGCGGCATCGCCAAGTGCATCGCAGGCGCCACCATCGCCGCCGGTGCCCCGGTCGCGACCAAGGCCGACGGTACCCTCCAGACCGCCGCGACCACCCAGTATGTGATCGGCACCGCCCGTGTGGCCGCCGTCGCCGGTGACGTGTTCGGCGTCAACGTATCCACCGCCAACGTCGGCATCAAGGCCTAGGCCTTTTAGCACCCCCGAAAGGAATGACGAAAAATGCCTAGCCCCGGATTCTCCAGCCAGCACATTGACGCGGTTCTCTCGAACCTGTCAATTGCCTACATCCAGAACCAGGATTCCTTCATCGCCACGAAGGTCTTCCCCCGCATCCCCGTCGAGAAGGCCTCGGCCCAGTACTTCAAGTACAACCAGGGCGACTGGCTCCGGGACGAGGCCGCGATCCGTGCTGACGCGACCGAATCCGTTGGGTCCGGCTACACGCTCGCGACGGACACGTACAACTGCAACGTGTACGCCCTCCACAAGGACGTCGGCGACCAGGCCGTGGCCAACTCCACGTCCCCGCTGGAACCGATCCGCGACGCCACGAACTTCGTGATGAGCCGCCTCCTGCTCCGCCAGGAAGTGGACTTCGCGAACAAGTACTTCAAGGCAGGTGTCTGGGCCAACGACTACACCGGTGTCTCCGGCGCACCGTCGGGCGCACAGTTCCGCCAGTGGAACGACTATGTGAACTCCACCCCCCTCATCGACATTGAGGTCATGAAGGAGTCCATCCTTTCCGCTACCGGCTTCACCGCGAACACCCTGGTCATGGGACGGGCAGTCTTCAACGCCCTCAAGAACCACCCCACGATCATCGACCGCGTCAAGTACACCTCCAGCAACATCCCCACCACCGAACTGCTCGCGAGCCTGTTCGACGTGGACCGTGTGCTGGTTGCCACCTCCCTGGTGAACACCGCGAAGGAAGGCCAGACCAAGTCTGTTGCCTACAACTTCTCCAAGGGCGTCCTGCTGACCCACTCGGCTCCGGCCCCGGGCCTGCTGACCCCCTCCGCCGGTTACACCTTCGTGTGGAACGGCGTCTCCGACGGCGCTGGCCTGCAGGTCGGCACGTACTCCTTCCGCATGGAGGAACTGCGTGCACAGCGCATCGAGTCCCAGATGGCGTGGGACAACAAGGTGGTCGGCACCGACCTCGGTGCTTTCGCCGCCACCATCGTCGCCTAACAGCGGCCCACAGCAGTACCGGACAGCCCGGCCTCGGACACCCGGGGCCGGGCTTTCCTACTAAGAGAGGGAACCCAGCTCATGCCGCAGTACATCGAACACCTCGTCGTCGGGAAGATCACCTTCCCCGACAACGCCACCGGGGTCGCGGCCCCGTCAGCCGGTGTCCCCGGCCTGATGACCGCACCCGCCGGGACGCCGATCAAGATCGTCTCCCAGCCCACCGCACCGGCACCCATCGCAGGCTCCGCAGGGGCCTCGTACACGGCGACCGAACAGGGCCTCATCAACTCGCTCGTCACCCAGGTGAACGCGCTCCAGGCGGCCCTCAAGGCCGCGGGACACATGAAGTAGCCATGAACACCATCAGGGACTACTTCAACGCCGCCGACACCGAAGTAGGCCAGATGATCGAGGGCCACTACGGCTGGAACGAGTGGTGCGCCGAGCACGCACTCGCCCACTTGGGACGGGGCACCAGCAAGGGCCTGAACCACCGCGGAATCGACGTGCACGAGGTCGTCACCTCGTGGCGGGAGTACCGGTGCTACCAGTGCCAGAAGCTCCTGTGGTCGAAGGAGAACGCCGACGGCGAACCCGCCATCAAGGACCCCTTCCCGGCCCCGAAGTCCGGGGTCATCGGGCAGACGCCCATGATCGGGAGCGAGTACCAGGCGTGAGGATCATGATCAACCGGGAGTCCCTGAACTGGCCCAAACCGGTTATCACCGAAGACCAGCTCCGCGCCTACGCGGACGCACCGAAGGACACCCACGACCTGTGGCAGGACAACCTCCTCGGGGGTGCGACCCTGATCACCGGTGTGGCGAACATTTACGACGGGGCCGTGTTCTACGCGGTCCCCAAGACGAAGGAGTAGCACCATGGGCTGGACCTACAGCGGGAACCCGCAGGACACCGACCGGGACCTGGTACGGTTCCTGCTCGGTGACTCGGCGCAGACCGCCCAGTCGCTCTCCGACGAGGAACTGGACTACCTGCTGAACGTCAACACCGACGCCGCCGGGCACGTCAACGCGTACCGGGCCGCGGCGGAAGCGGCAGGCATCCTGCACACCCGGTACTCCGGCCTGTCCTCGTCCATGAAGCGCGTGGGCGACCTGACCCTGGAGGTCCACTACTCCGAGCAGGCCCGCCTGTTCGGCCTGCTGGAGGCCAAGCTCATGAAGGGCCGGACCGCGTTCGCCATCGGTGTGCCGCAGTTCTTCGACACCTCCGCGAACGTCTTCTCCGTCGGCATGACCGACTCCAACGGCAACGATCCGAGGACCCGGTGACCATCGACCCGCTCCTCGCGGCGCTCATGGTCCAGACCGTGTACGCCTACCCCGTCACCGGCACGTCCGCCTACGGCCAGCCGGTGTTCGCGACCACGCCCCTGACCATCCCCTGCCACATCGTGGGCCGGGTGCAGGAGGTCACGAACTTCAACGGCGAGAACATGGTCTCCACCGGCTACGCCATCACCAGTGACGTGTACACGGGCCTGGATGACCGGGCAACCCTGGACATCCCCGAACCGTCCGACCCGACCGGGCGCCGGAGGGTCAACATCATCGCCGTCGCGACCAGGTACGACGAGAACGGCCCCTCCCACCAGACCATCTACTACGGCCCCCGCGGCGGCAGTGGGCGGGAGACCAACGCGTGAGCGACTTCTACATCACCATCGTCGGCAACGACACACTGATCAAGGCCATGGCCCTGGCCGGTGCGAAGGCCCCCGCCCTGCTGACGGCCGCCCTGGTGGAGGAAGCCAACCTGGCGTTCCGGCGCTCCCAGGCGATGGTGCCGTTCCGGTTCGGCATCCTGAAAGGCTCCGGCCGCGTCGCCCCCCCGATCACCATTTTTGACGAAACCTTCGTGGAGATTAGCTATGGCGGCGCGGCCAGCGCCTACGCCTACATCATGCACAAAGGCATCATGAACGACAAGCCCATCACGTACCACACCCCCGGCACCCACGACCACTACCTGTCCGACGCCGTGGAGGAGACGATCCCCGGCATGGAGGGCCGCATCATGGCCCGTATCGAAGGGATGCTCCATGTCTGACCCGATCCTGATCCCCAGTGGCGCGACCGCGCTGGAACTGATCCAGAAGATTATCATCGACCACACCACTCCCACCCTGGTCCCGGGCACCAACATCTTCATGGGCTACGAATCGGACACGCCCGTCGGCGTGGGCCTGGTCTACCTGGTGATGGAGGGCGCCGAACGCGACCCGGACCTGACCATGGGCACCATCGTGGCCATCGAGAACTACTACGTGCACATCGCCGTCTACGGCGACCCGAACGACTTCACCACCCCCAAGCAGGAGGCGATGCGCCTGCGCTACACCATCGCCCAGGTGTCCCTCGGCTACCAGGCCCTGGGCCTGCGCATGATGTACGCCCGGCCCATCGGCACCGTCACCCAGCTCGGCAAGGACGCGAAGGAAAGGCACCACTTCATGATCAAGTTCCACGTCACCACCGAACCGAGCTACCAGTGAGGTCCGCGGAGGACCGGAAGGCCCTCGACGAGGCCATCATCGCCATCGACGCGTCCATCAACACGCTCGTGCTGGCCAGGATCGCCCTGGAACGGCGCATCCAGGACAAGCCCCTGCTGACCCCCTCACCGGACGGCGGGTGCACGCACGAGCGCACGTTCCCCATCGAAACAGGCAGTGGCTCGGTGCTCATGTGCAACGACTGCGGCGACCAACTGGAAGGCTGACCATGTACGACTACTACGCCACCATCGAGTACTGGCACGACGGGGACACCGTCATCCTCACCGCCGACCAGGGCTTCGGCAACAGCATCGGCCTGCACGTCCGGCTGTACGACTGCTGGTGCCCGGAACTGTCCACCACGAAGACCCCGGACCCGGCCGGTGACGCCGCCGCGGCCCGCGTGACCGAGCTGATGCCGCCCGGCACGAAGGTCTGGATCAGCACCAAGAAGGCCCCCGTGGACCAGGAATGGAAGGCCGTCCAGACCGGGCAGACCTTCGCCCGCTGGCTCGGCATCGTCTACTTCGCCAACACCAACAACAGCATCGGGGACCAGCTCATCGCTGAGGGCCTCGGGACAAGGAACCGGAACTCATGAGCAAGCACGCCCTGCACCTCGGTCGGCTGGTCAGCCACGACCCCCGCTCCCTGGCCTTCCCGGCGCCGTCGGCACCGATCCGCAAGGCCGTCACGCACCGGCACTACGGCCTGATCCTGGACCAGGGCCAGCTCGGCTCCTGCACCGGCAACGCCATGGCCCAGGCCCTGATGACCGCGCCCCTGCACCAGAAGGGCCGGACCCTGACGGAGAAGGACGCCGTGTCGATCTACTCGGCCGCGACCGTGATCGACGGCGCCCCCGGGCAGTACCCGCCGGACGACACCGGCTCCTCGGGACTGGCCGTGGCGAAGGTCGCGAAGTCCCGTGGCCTGATCACCGGGTACACGCACGCGTTCGGCCTGGACCACGCCCTGGGCGCGCTCCAGCTCAGCCCCCTGCTGGTGGGCGTCAACTGGCATGAAGCCATGTTCACCCCGGACGCGCAGGGCTTCGTGCACCCGGACGGCAACGTCGCGGGCGGGCACGAGTTCGTCTGCATCGGGGACACCGGCTCGCACCTGGTGTTCCTGAACTCGTGGGGCAAGTCCTGGGGCCGCAACGGCCGGTTCTTCATGACCTACGCCGACTTCGGCACCCTGCTGAACGAGCAGGGCGATGTCGTAGTCCCGGCGCCGTGAGCCTGTCCGTTTCAGACCTGTACGCCAGGTGCTGGAACTGCAACAAGCTCCTCGCGGAGAAGGTGACGCGGCCGTGGGTGATCCGGTGCGGGCGGTGCAAGTGCACCAACTACGCACCTAACCCCGGTGCGGCACGCTCGCTCGTGGTGGAACAGACCGAACCCGGGTCTGGTGCGCCTACACCTAACCATGGTACGATTGTTACAGAAGTGTAGCAGAAGGGTCCAGGGAGGGATCATGAACCAGCCACCCACCGGCTTTGAACGGCGCGCTGAACGGGACGAATGGAGACGCATTCTCCTGTCCTGCGAGAACGCCGCCAACATCGTCGAAACCCGTCCGCTGGACGAGGCCAAACGCAAGTCCGTCGCGAAGCTCCTGCGGTGCATCATCGCCGCGTCGAGGCTCCAGTGCGACCAGCTTGACCTGATGGACCCGTTCGGGCAGGACCCGACCGAGACGCTGGACTTCGACACAGACCTCCGCATCATGCTCGATGCGGATGAAGAAGGGAGCAACCCATGAGATACACCGTCGAGTACCACCGCGACGGGCACCACGTAGCGACCCGGATGCACACCGACAGCTACGCCAAGGCCAAGGCCCACTATGACCGGTGCCTGGGCGACCACACCTGCTCGAACGTGACGTTCCTGGACCGGGGCGCATCCGAATGACCGTCGTGGCCGGGATCGAAGACACCGGCGCAACGAACGAACCGATCCAGACATCCGTGCTCGTGCACCTGACCTGGGAACCGGCCCTGCAAATCTGGGTCGTGGACCCGTCGAACCTGGACGGCGCACCGCTGGACACGCCCCGGGACCGCATGTACCCCCCGTACTCGGTCCTGGGCGAGGCCGCACGGCGGGACTGGGACCGTGCCGAGGCCGCCCCGGTACCAACAGCCCACCACCTCGCTAGAATGATCCTGGCGGCCGCCCACAGCCCCGAGAGGGAGCCTGGGGACAGCTACCGGAAGTACCTGACGTGAAGAAACGCACGGCCGTCTGGTGCCCCGTCCACGACGAGGAACACCCCATCCCCGTAAAGGGGCAGTACACCGAACCCGCATTACCACCACAACCGAAAGACAACCACCATGATGACAAACCGGCCGTTCGAGAACCTGCCCGAGCGCCTCGCCCAGACTGCTAGCCTGCACCCCGAGACCGTGGCGAACGCCGCGATCCACGCCAAGGCGTTCAAGCCGAAGCGCAAGTACACGCGGAAGCCGAAGTACCCGCCGGTGCTGGACACCGCGGAGGCCCGTCTGCACGCCGAGGTCCTGGAGACCGCGAAGAAACTCGCCGGAGGGGACATGCGCCGGGTGCAGTTCCTGCCGGACGGCTCAGCCATCGTCCACAACCACCCGTACCGGCCCGTGAAGCCGCAGGACAACCGGTGAAGTACACCTACGACATCACCGACGAGGGCGGCAAGCTCATCGGTGTTCTCAAGACCAAGAGGCCACTGACCCCCATCCAGGAGGTCGCCATGGGCTATGCGTTCGCCGCGACCGGGATCGAGGAGGCATGAGCGACAACCCGGCCATGGAGATGCTCGGGGCGCTCATGCTCGCGGCGAAGATACCGACCCGCACGATCCTGCGGGCGCACGGCGGCGGCCTGCTCCTGGCCGAGTACACGCTCACGGAGGAGACCTTCACCCGCCTGCCGCAGATCACCGGGATGCAGGTCACCGCCCACTGGGACCCTGCCCGCTTCATGCAGGTCTACCGGGCCGAGCTGGAGTACATGACCCGCCCGCCGCTGGAACCGGTCCGATACATGATCGAAGGGGAACTCCATGATTGACCACGGAAGCAAATGCAACGGCCAGCCCTGCACCTGCGGGGCGAAGGCCTGCCACAACTGCGGGGACACGTCCCGGATCAAGGCCTCGGCCTCCCGGGCCGGTGTGACCCGGTACTTCTGCCACGACAATGACCGGTCCTGCTACAACGAACGCCGGGGCGCCTACTTCACGGACGAGACACCGTGCAACGGGAACTGCCTGGGCGGGCACAGTGTGGTCATCGCTGACCTACTCTGCCCCCGGCACGGCCTCAAGGGCACGCACCCCGAGGAGGCCATGTGAAGCGCGAGACCGTCCGCCTGATGGACGACGACAGCACCGTCGGCGCGCTCAAGGCCCTGCTCGCGGACATCCCGGACAGCTACACGGTCGTGATCGAGCAGACCTACGACTGCGGCTTCGGCCCGTGCACGCAGATCACCATCGACGACAACGCCCACGAAGTGATCCTGTGACCGCTATTGTGCACTAAACCCCGGTTCGATACTATGGTTATGTACGTCACATCACACCACAGAGGACGGGCATGGCCGATACCCAGCACCAGTACGACGTCAGTTTCTCCACTCCGCAGTTGGAACTGCAGGCCGAGCAGGTAGCACGCTCCATCCGGTTCAACAAGACCCAGATCGAGGTCCTGAACCGCCAAGTCCAGTACGACACCGACCACCTGATCGCCATCCACTCGGAACTGGCGCTCCGGGAGAAGGACACCCGATAACCATGGAAAGGAACACCATGTTCACAAGATCGGCGGTGATGGCCTTAGCATGACCATCGAAGCCTCCCGCCCAACCACCTGGCCGCTCGTCAACGCGGCGGCCAGGCCCGACCCCCTCCCCGACCACGAACTGATCGCCCGCTCCATCAGACGCGGAGTCATCCACTCCATGCTCAGGATCAGGCGCCAGCTCATGACCGAAGGCGAGTGGTTCGACAGCACGATCCTCCCCATGGACTCGATCCAGCGGGAACTGAACCTCGGCACGTACCGGGTCAACAACGACCTGGTCGCCCTCGTGACGCACGAGCACTCGATGCGGTGGATGGTCCGCCAGGTCCGCAAGGCGCAGGACGCCAGAGGGGACCGGCACAACTAATGGCCTCTCAGGAACCTGACCATCTCTGCACGGTCTGCGGCGTCCCAGTCACTGCCGGGCGGCACCTCTGGCCACCCGATGAACCGGTCCAGCCCGTCACCCCCTGCGCAGTCTGCGGCTCCGTGAAGAACACCGCATACTTCGTCGTCTACAACCGAACCTACTGTCGGCATCACTATGCCGAGGCAAAGGCTTTCGTTGACGCGCAGATGATGCACAACCATGGGGAGGGCATTCTTTGGACCCGCAACTGCAAGGCCTGCCCTGACACCCCGCCAGAACCGCCCGGCCCGCTCCACTAAACCCATGGGCTGTGCCCTGTATCGACCCCGCATAATCCACCTAACCGTAGTAAGACCTATTCGAAAGAGTAAGCCGTGAGAGCACACAGAGGCCATCCGACCCAGCTTGGCAACGGGCACCACGTAGCGCACTGTGAACCGACGCTGGCCCTGATGGAATCCATCGCTGAAACCCTACCAGACGCGATCTTCTCGGCACGAAAGCAGGCTTACGATGCCTGCGCCGACGAAGCATACGCCCTCGGCCTGATCACTTGGGTGCAGGCCGAGGCCCTCAAAGCCTCCAGCCCCTACGCCCCGGTACCGCCGGGCTGGAACACCCCAGCGGCCCTCGTGGCGGGCCGGGAGGCATGGTGACACGGTCGCCGCGTCGGCCGCCGTACGCCAAGCTCAAGATCGACTATGACAAGGGCACCGTCATCAACGGCGTCTGCGTCTGGCTCGCGTGGGGTCTTTCGGTGGGCCGCGGGCACCGGCCCCCGGACGTCTGGCACGCCTCCCGTGACGGTGTTGCCGTCCCTGGCTGGTACGCCACGCAGGAAGCGGCCGTGTACGCCGCGACGCACCTGTCCAACAAGGACATCATCGAGAAGCTGGGCCACATCTACGACCCGAAGCGCGGGTGCCGTGCCGTGACCATGTGGGACGTGCGGGCCGTGCACAAGGCCTGGCGGAACCAGTAGCGCCGGGGGGCCGTAAAAAGCCCCCCGCTCTCGTAGACACCTATCACTAACGTCAGTTAGGATGATAGTAGCTCGAAAAATAAAACCACCACCACAGTTAGGAACCAATGTCATGTCTGTCGAGGAACTCACCGTACTGACCAACTTGGGCATCATCGCTGTAACCGTAGTCGCCACCGCCGTCACCGCAGTCGTGGCATGGCGTGAAGGCCACCGCCACGAGGAACACCAGACCGACGAGCTGGTCCACATCATCCACGAGGTCCTTGAGCAGGAAAAGCAGGCCGAATCCGACCGGCACCAAGAGGCCGAGGACGCGAACAAGTGACCACCGCCGAAATGCTCGCCGCCGCGGCCGGGGCCTACATGGCCCTGACCGGGCTGGCAGGCCTCCTCTTCACCCGCAACCACCACCCGAAGGACTCAAAGTGAACCCCTTCAACACGGCCTTCGCCGTCATGTGTCTTCTCTTCGCCCTGTACTCCCTGTTCAACAGCTTGAGAGTCCTGTCCGGGAACGCTGTATACGCCTCCCGCCTGGACGCCCTGGGAGACGGCGTCGCCATCGTGGTCTTCACGACCCTCGGCGTTTGGCTCCTCTCATGAGCACCTCACCGAACTACTGCCCCAACTGTGGTCATCAACTCGGCCTGACCAACCATCACCACGAAAGCGAGACACGCCCCACCATGACCGACCCGACACCCCCGACCGAACCGGTGGTCTACATGACCCCCCGGCAGGTCAGGAAGGCACAGCGGGCCGCACGGCCCCGCCTGCCGCACAGCACCCAGCTCTGGATGCGCTTCTACATGATGGGAGGCACCTCGGCCCTGTTGCTGGCACTCTTCGTCAACCCGGGCTTCACCGGTGTCGCCATCGGCCTGCTCGTCATGATGCTCGTGCACGGCGTGACCGTCACGGCACGGATGACGTACAAGGCCAACATGGAAGGCCACGGGAGGCGGCACGCATGAGACTCCTGCTCGGATACGCCGCCTACTTCGCGGGCATCGCCATGATCATCGGCGCGATCTTCATCCCCTACGACGGACCCTGGGTCGCCGTGATGATCCTCGGGGCGCTGGTCTCCTGCACCCCCCTGGCCCTGGCCCTGCGCACCATGTGGCGTGAGTCGGCATGACCCCCCTTGACGGCTTCGACCAGGACAGAGCCTGGGAGGCCATCATCGACGGGAACCCGAACGGCCCCATCTTCGCCACCGAGGCTGGGGCCGAACGGTACCGCGACCTGGTGAAGGAACGCGGCAAGCAGTGCGAAGTGTTCATCATCCCCCTCTGGAAGGAAGCATCATGACCCAGTCCCAGCAAGCACTCCGGGAACAGCGGCACCGGGACGGCATCGTCTCCCAGCTCGACCAGTTCCTGGACACCCCGCACCCGCTCGCGAAGCGCGAGTTCATGGCCAAGGCCCTGGGCATCAGCACCCGCGGCCTGGAGGCCCTGATCAGCGGCTCCTCCTCACCGGACCCCCGGCAGGCCCTGCACTCCCGGGTCGCCCTGAACCTGTATATGGCCGGGGCCGGGAAGCGGGCGCGGTAGCCGTGGACAGACACGCTTTCTGGGTCGGCCTGCTGACCATCTTCTCGGTGTTGTGCTGGCTCGTCGGGATCGTCCTGTTCGGGTTCCTGCAACTGCCGTCCGCGTGCTGGATGTTCATCGGCGCGGGCCTGTGCCTGGCCTACCCGGTCAAGATCGCCCTGACCGCGTACGAGGACGAGCATGAGTGACGACGACCTGCTCCTGATCGAGCAGGAGATGAGCTACACCTCGTACTCCATGGCCTGCAAGGACGCGACCGTGTCACCGAACGGTGACTTGCGCCAGTGCAGGAGAGCGCACAACCATCACGGCCCGCACGTCTCCGGGTACTCGGCTTCCAAGGCCCAGCTGATGTGGAACCAGGAACCATGAGCGACCCGCTGTACCTGTCCCCGGACTGCCGGGGCGTGGACCACTCCAAATGCGTCGGCTGTGCCTGGAACACCGTTACCGACGAACTCGTCACCTGCGGCTGTGACTGCGGGTGCTACTACCGAAATTGGGAACAAGGGGAAGGGAACCACCATGAGCGACCCGCTGATTAGCGACGAGGACCTCGACCTGGCCGAGGAGGAAGCCCGGTACATTGCGCACTGGAACTCCTGCAAGGCCCCGGCCCCCGGGTTCCACACCCCCGGCAAGTACCAGGCACGCCGGTGCCACCGGGCGTCCGGGCATACCGGGGCGCACGTCTCCGGCACCCGCCGGAACAACGACCAGCTCGTCTGGCCCGGCGACGACGAATGAGCAAGCACCGCGTCGCCAAGGTGCCCGGGAAGAACCCCGCGTTCGCCCCGGGCTGGCGGGACTGGAAGGCGCAGAACTGCGGCCGGTATGACATGGAACTGCAGTTCCCGACCTGGGCCGAGGCCATGGAAGTGGCGCTCATGTCCGACGAGGACCTGGACACCATGATCGCGGCCGACTTTGCCTCGGATGGTGGCTGGTGAGAGCGCTCACCGCCGCGGCGAAGGCCCTCTACCTCACCGAACACCCGGGTACCCCCGGCACGTCGTGGGACGCACTATCCGAACGGACCCAGATATTCTGGGCCATGAAGGCAGGCCCCACGGCCATGGCCGTCGCCAATGTATGGGAGAACCATTGAGCAACCAGAACCCCGACCAGAACACCAAATACCAGTGTGCCGTCTGCAAGAAATGGCACCCGGTGGTCATCCTGGCCCGGGACTGCGAGAAGAAGCACGAGTCATGAGCCTCCACGCCGTTGCCCTGACCCGCGGCACAGCCCGGGCAGTGTTCAGCATCGAGGCCCCCGACTTCGAGACCGTCCTGGAGGTCGTGATCCCCTTCCTCGCCGACGACGCGCACATCGCGCACGCCGGGTCGGACGAGACCATGGTGCACCTGGCCATTCTCCGGCACGAGGCGGCACGGGCGCAGGCCGCGTTCGAGGAGGCCGTCGCCCGGGTCCGGGAGGCCGAAGGTGTCTCATCCGTTCCACCTGACCCCGATACAATGGAGTCAGCTCCCTAAAAGCTGTCCGGCAGGTTTCTGTGGTGGTTCCCTGCCGGACTCAAATCCCTTCAAGTACAGCCCATTGCGTTGTACGCCCGACTGAGCACCGGGTCAACGAAGGATGTGGTGAACCCCCCGGGACCTGACCTTAGCCCGGGGGGTTTGCCTTGTCCACAAACTTATCCACAGCCTGTGGAAACTTTCGGTTATCTCGTCTAGGCACTGGTTACTAACCTCGGTTAGAATTAGAGTACAGCAAGAGAAATACTAGAAAACAGGAGCTGATCCCAATGACCACCACCCAGACCCTCATCCAGGACCCCCAGGTCGGACAGCGTGTCTACCTCGTCAGCAACGGTTCCCGCTACGACCGGCTCTCCCAGTCCTCCTTCGAAATCGTCAAAGTCACCCCGACCACCATCACCATCGGCCTCCCCTGGGCCACCCAGGACGCTGACAAGACCCGGACCTACCGCAAATACACCGCAGGCGGCGGCTACCTCACCGGCCGCTACATGGCAGTCGGCACCGACGAGGACCCCTGGCGCCGGGACTACCTGGTCGCCGAGACCGACCCGATGGTAGCCATCCGGGACTGGGAAACCCGCACCGCAGTCGCCAAGCGCGAAGCGCAGGCCGCCGCCGAGAAATTCGCCCGGACCCTGGACCTCGACGACATGGTCACCGCCGAAGCCGCCGCCAAGTACTACTGGATCGTCCTGGACGAACGGCCCACCCGCTAAACCCCACAGAAAAGCCCCGGACCACACGGCCCGGGGCTTCCTCTTGCCTACGGCACCTGCGACCAGGCCGCTCCCTTGGCGACGTTCCAGTCCCGGGTCCGCTTGAACAGCAGGGCCGCCTCCGCGCACAGCGCCGGATCGTAGGTGATCATGAACGTGTTCGCCTGGTACTCGATGGAGGACGTGTCCAGGTTCGTGGAGCCGTGGCAGAACCAGACCCCGTCGATGATCATGGCCTTCCGGTGCATGATCCGGCCCGAATTGACCCCGTTCACGTCACCCTCCCCGGTGCCGAGGGTGAACCAGGTCTTCTGCTTGAGGAACGGCTCCGCGAGGATTATGTCCCGCATGGAGCCGGGGTCCATGAAGCCGTTGCGGTTCACCAGCACCTGCACGTCCCAGGCCGGGTTCGCCTTCTTCTTCGCCACCAGCGCCGCCTGGAACTCGGGCCAGCCCCAGCCGTACATCTGAATGTCGATCTTCCGGGCCTTGTCCAGCAGGTAGAGGTGCAGTTCCTGCGTCGAGTGGGTCGGCTCCATGAACAGCACCGTGCCCGCCTGTGCGCGCTGGTTCGTCGGGTACGCCGTGGTC